GCGCAACAATCCGGTTCGGGACGGTGGCGTGCACGGTCAGGAACGTCGGCACAGTTTCGAGCTGTGCGGCGAGGCCGTCCCTGATGGCGGTGTAGTCGGCCATAAGGCGGTCGCGAGCCGCTTGTATTGCTGCAGCAGGGCGGCCACGTCGGGGTCTTGGCGGCTGATGCGGGCGATGCCGTAGTCAGCGAAGCCGGTCATGATGCCGAGCGGGGATGCTTTGCGCTGGTACAGGCGTGCGGCGAGAATAAGTGCGGCCTGCTGCACTGCGTATGGGACGGCTGCGTTGTTCTGGTCGCCGTAGGCCGCTGTGACCTCGACGGCTGGCCGGCCGGAGAAGTACCGGGGCCAGTCGCCGGACACGTTGAGTAGCGACGTGAACGGCGGTTCGTTGAACGGCTGCACCACGAAGTCGGTCGTGATGGTCAGCGTTGTGTCGTAGGTGCCGTCGTTGTTGGTGTCGGTTTTGACGACGAGGCCGGTGAGGGTGTGGAACTGGTCGACGAGCAAAACCTGCGGATCGTCGGCACGGTACACACGCGCCTCGGTGACCGTCTCGAACGTCGTGTTGCAGTACCCGTCGACCAGGTCCTGCGCAGCGTTGATCGCTGCGGTTAGCGGCGTGTCTTCGGACGTGGTGCCGCTCGGAATGCCGAGGTAGTCCTTGAGCACGCTGAGCGACGTGTACGCCATCGTCAGGCCTTCTTGGCCTTCTTGGCGGCCTTCTTGACCGGTGCGGCCTCGACGGCCTCTGCGGGCTTCTGGACCCGGCTAGGGGCCTGCTTGTCCCAGAGCGCTTCGGACATGTTGAACTCCTCGAAGTAGGGGTGTCGGCCGGGCCGGGACTGGTACCGGCCCGACCGACGAAGGGGGACCTATCAGAAGGTCGGGGCTGCGAGGCCGGTTCCGTTGATGACGGAGATGCTCGCCGGGTAACGGCCGGGGATGAAGGTCGCGTACTGGTACGCAACCATCGTCACCGTCAGGTTGAGGCCGGCGGTCTGGTCCATGCGGACGAGGGCCGGCGCACCGGCGTCCTCGAACAGCAGCATGTCGGCACGACGCACGATGTAGATGCGGTCCTCATCGCCGCCAGCGCCGCCGTTGGTGATGACGTTCGCATCGGTCACGACCGGAAGGCCAGCGATCGACGCACCGGTGTTGCCGTAGCCGGCGACCGGTCCGACGCCCATAGCGTTCTGCGGGACGTTCTGCGAGGGCACCACCAGCGGGCGGTTGCTGCCGTCGACGCCGGCCTGCATGAACGCCAGGCGGCGGGGGTGCATGACGATGAGGTCGGCACCGGCGTACCGGTTGCTGTTGACCTGCTGGATGCCGTCGACAATCTTGCTGTAGAGCTCGGCGGCGGTCGGCGACGCGTCCGTGTAGGTCACGGTGTTCGTGCCGGCGACGTTGCTGAGGCCCAGGAGCTGACCGGACGAGCCGGTGCCGTTGAGCAGCTGGTTGTCGAGGGTGGTCGCCATCGCGCCGAGCATGTCGGCCGCCACGAGGGCGTCGACGCCGGTGCCACGCTCGACGGCCTGACGGCTGAGCTGCTGGCCGGCGGCGATGGTGCGCACGTCGGCGGTGAGCAGCGTGTCGTCGATGTCCGTTTCGGACACAGCGTCGTTCTCAGCGGCCTGCACGGCAGCGCTCGAGCCGGTGGTCACACGCGAGATGTTCACGGTGAGGCCGTCGGCCGGGAGCGGCAGCGAGGTGCACTGGTCAGCAAACGGGCGACCACTTCTGGCGAGCTCGGCCGCAAGCGAAGTGAGGTACTGCGGGACCACGAGCCCGGAGAAGCTGGCGGTCGTGCCGTCACGGTGCTCGACAGCCATCTCGTCACGGTGACGAGCCAGGCGGGCCTGGGCTTCGGTGTCGCCGTAGGTCTGCGCGTGGTACATGTCCGAGAAGAAGCTGTGGTTGCTGCGCTCGGAGTAGGTAAGCGGCTCGCTGTGGACCTGGACGACGCCGGCGGCCGAACGGGCCTCGGGTTCGTCGGTTGCAGCGACCTCGGCACGAAGCTTTGCCGCTTCGAGGTTCGCGACCTGGATGGCACGAAGCTCGGTGATGCGCTCGTCGAGGGCATCGGCTCGGGCCTTGAGGTCGGCGAGGTTCTTGTCCTCGGCTTCGGTCAGGTCACGGGATTCGTCAGCTGCACGGGTCAGGATGCCGTCGACGGTTTCGCTGAGTTCTGCTCGTTCTTCGACGAGCTGGTCAAGCAAACGCACGGTTGCGCCTTTCTTGGTAGGGGTGGTGGGGTGTCGGGTGCTGGCCGGGTGCCCGTAGCTGGCGGGCGGCGCTTCCAGCGGCGCAACGTGGGTTTCGGGTGAATCTATCAGATCAGTCGGTCTGGTAAAGGATGCTCACGGTTTGGTCAACGTTGTCGGACACGGCCCACAGTTCTTCGTTTGCTGGGATGAAGATTTCCAGCAGCGAGTTCTTCGGGATTTCGAGGCCGTTGCTGGTGGTGACGTCTGAGCCGCCGAGGTAGATCGGGTGCGAGCTGTCGTCGTGGAAGTAGACGTGCCGGTTGGTGTTCTCGTCATCAAGGATGCGTGCGGCGGTAAGGCCGACAGTCAGCTGCTCGGACTTCATCGTCATGCAAACGCTCCACGCCAGCGGGCGAGCCTCGGTGCGATCTCGGGGTCGTCGGCGTCAAACTGACGCACACTGAGCACGCGCGCTTCCTCATACGCCGGGGTATCGACAAAGCCGACGTGGTGCATACGGGCCTCGACTCGCACGACGTGCTGGCCGGTTGACCGTGTCTCGGTGCGGGAACGCACGGGGATAAAGCCGACCGAAAGACCGGTGACCATGCCGTCTTTTGCAAGTGACAACACTTCGGTTGCTCGTTCAGTGCGGGCCATGCGGAACTCCGCAACAAGTCCGTCGTGTGTGTCTTCCCACGAAACGCTGCGACCGACTGGCAGCGTAGAGCTCGACTCGTGCTGCTGGTAGAGCGGGATTTTGTGGCCACGTTCTTTGAGCGTCTTTGTAAATGCGCCACGCTCAAAGCTCTCGGTGAGGCCGTTTGGCATGCGGTATTCGCCGGCCCAAGGCACGACTACGCCTCGCAAGTAGCGAAACCCATCTTCTGTGCGTGTCTCGATGCCGTCGAAGCTGACGGTCCTTGTTTCGATTTCGGTCACGTCAAGCCCTCCAAAGCTCGGACTTCGTCGATGGTCAGGAAGCCGGCCCGCAGACCGGTTTCGTATGCGTCGTATCGTGTTTGTGTGTCTGCTCGCAGCACAGCGTCGAAGTTGAACACGGCCCGCTGACCTCGAGGCAGCAGCGTCGACAGCGCTTCCTCGATCTTGATTGCCAGCGGCCGCAACGTGAAGCGGACGAAGAACTGCGAGTCCTGCTGGACGTTGCTGTAGGTCTTTGAGCCTGCGTCAGAGGGCACGCCGACAAGGTGCGGCGGGACACCAAACAGCGTGCACATTTGTTCGGCGTTGTACCGGCGGCTGTCTAGCAGCTCCATGTCGACCGACGAGAACTCCAGCGGCTGGTACTTGACGCCGCCAGACAGCACGGCCGGGCCTCGTTGCCGGCCGCCGTTGCCAGCGATCCACGCCGCTTTCAAGTCCTGGGCCTGCTCGCTGGTGATCTCGTTTTCGGAGTGCAGCACGCCGTCGGGCAGCGCGCCGGTCGTGAACGCTTGTGCTGCGTACTGGTCGGCGGCGAGCGTTTGGGCGATGCTTTGCCGGTTGTAGTCAAGCGGGCCGTATCCGACGACGTGGCCGGGCAGCGTGAAGTTGCGGATGTGCAGCACGTCCTCGGGATTGAGCGCGCCTCGGGACGTGCGGTACTGCGGCCGGCCGTCAAGCATGAACACCTGGATGGCTTCAGGGTCGAGCAAAACGACGTTCTGCACGAACCCGAGGCTGTTGCGGCTACCGGCAAGCAGGTACGCATTCCCGTTCACCAGCAGCGACGTGACGAGGGCGGCCATGAACTCGGAGCGGGTCCGGTCGTCCTCGGGAGCTGCGAGCAGTGCCGGCGTTTCGACCATTTCGCCGTTGCGCTCGGCGTGAACGGGCAGCGAGCCGATCTGGTCCGAGATCAGCGTCACGCAGCGGTTTGCCACGACGTCAGACAGCAGCGTGTCTCGGGTCACCGACATCGGCCCGAACAGCGTTTGCGAGGTGATGCTGCGGGCGGGCAGCTCGATCGTCGTCGCCCTCGTTTCGACGTTTCTGCGGATCAGGTCGCCGATCATCCTTCACCAGCCTCGACGGCGGCCGACACGATGACGACAGCGATACCGACAGCGAACGCTGCCGGCCACGCTCCGAACTCCATGAGCACAGCGAAGATCGCCAGCAGCAGGCCGGCGACTTGAAGGGCGGCGTGATACATCAAAACACCTGCGGGGTCGGTTTCGGCGCGACTGAGATCGCGCCCCATAGCGCAAGGCTAGCAGCCACCAGCGGCGTGATCGGGCTTTCCTCGCTCGTGCGCTTCCAGGCCCACCGGTCACCGAGCCGCCGGCGGGTTGCTGAGGCCACAGCGTCGGTGAGAATGCTGTCGCCGAGGTGGGCGAGTTTGCCATCGACAATGGCGTCATGCATTGTGGCGCAGCTGGCGCAGTAGTCACGCGCACCGACTTCGAGGGTGTTGAGGTGCTGCAAGTGTGGCAGCAGCGACCCAGCAGCAGCCCCAGCGTCGATGACGATTGTTGCGCCCCATCGTTGTGCGAGCTCGGCGAGGCGGGCGGGCACCCAACCAACACCGGGCCGGTGGTCGACAATCTCGGTCAGATACCGGTCGCCGGTCTGCGAAGCGATAGCGATTGTGGACCAGTCTCGCATCGGGCTGACGTCGACACCGAGGGCAAGCTTGTCGCCGTGCGGCAGGTCGTGCTCTTCGAGCTGTGCGAACACGGCCAGGTCGAGGGCATAGTCGCCGGCCTCCAACGGCCACCGGTTCAGAATCTCGCGGTCGAACAGCTCGGTGGTCATCGTGCCGTGAAAGTCCTCGACGGCCGCCATCGTGACGCCTTTCTCCTCGGCCAGCGTCGGGATCGCTGCCAGCCACGTTTCCGGGTCGTCAGGGTCGGCGTCGTCAGCTGCGGCCCACTCGAACCAGGCCAGCGAGGGCGAGTCACCAGCCCGACCGAGATCACGGTAGTGGCGCAGCAGCTGCGACGAGCTCGTGCCGGCGTTCGAGGCCAGCCACATTTGCGACGACGGCCTCGTCGACATTGTCGGACCGAGCGCACCGACGAGCTCCAGCGGATGCGCCAAAGCCTCGTCAATCACGACCAGGTCAAGCGACAAGCCACGGGCACCGTCCTTCGAGGGTGTCACGACACGGAACGACGCGCCGTTGGTCATGGTGAGACACTCGGAGCCGTTTGCAAGCCGCAGCTGTTGAAAGCGTGAGCCGAGGCCGGGCCGCAGCATCTCGACAGTTTCTTGAAACTTGAGGCGTGCGCCGCCTCGGTCCTGGGCGGTGTAGGCGACATGCCCGCCGGCGAGCAGCTCAAGGCCGATACGGGCCGACAACAGCGCCGTCTTGCCATTCTGACGGCCGACACTGACACCAACGGTGCGGCGCTTGTACCGGCCGGCCTCGTCGACCTCGAGGGCCACGTCAGCAACCTGCCGCTGCCAGCCGAACAACTCCAGCCCCATGAGCTCGGCGACCTGGGCGAGGTAGTGCCCTCGGCTCGGTGAATCGCTTGCGGGTGTGGCGTGCAAGGCCGCCGGGTACGTCATAGCGGCAGCACTTCTTGAGCTAGGCGGTTGGCTGCTGTTTCGCAGTGTCGTTCGTCTTTTTCGATGCCAATGCAGCGGCGGCCTGTGTCTTTTGCGACTCGTGCAGTCGTGCCTGATCCCAGGAACGGGTCGAGAATGAGGTCGCCGGGCCGGGTTGTGGTGTTCGTCAGGTGACGGATGAGGGCTTCGGGTTTTTGTGTTGGGTGGTTTCGGTCGTTTCCTCGGGGTGCGGCAAATGTCCAACAGTCGGAGAGCAGTTCGAGGTCGTGGCCGTGTTGGTCGCTGTCGAACTCTCGCCGACGGCTGTCGAACTCTCGCCGACGGCTGTCGAACTCTTGCCGGATTGAGTCGAAAGGTGGAAAGGGTGATGTGTCGCCGCCGGTGTGGTTGCGGATGGTGTCGTAGGCGGTTCGTGTTGGCAGGGTCCACTGTGATCTGCCGAAGTAGTGGCTTGCCATGCCAGCAGTGCCGAGGAGCTCGTCGACGTTGCGGTTTGTCAGTCCGGCTTGGTTGCGCCATTCGATCATGCGTTCGATGAGGTCGTCGTAGATTTCGGCGGTTACTGCGTGGTTGACATTGCTGCGGAAGCGGAATAGGTCGCCGTCTGGGTTTCGGAGTTTTTCGGCGAGGATGATGCGTTCGGTGGTGACGAAGAATCGCCGGAGCATGTCTTTGTCGGCTTGGCCGAGTCTGCCTTGGTCGGGTTTGCGCCAAACGATGTGGTTCAGAAACGCAAAGCGTCGCCGAATTTCGAGCTCAACGGCGCACGCGTGGTCAGCGTCGCAGAACATCGCGATGGTGGCCCGGTCGATGGTGTGGGTGTTGACGGCGTCGCACACTTTGCCGATCCAGCCGTAGAACTCATTCGGGTTGGCTCCCCACTGGTCATCCCAGTCAGCGTCGACGACTCGGTAGTACGGCGGGTCCGTAATGGCAGCAGCGGCGTCGATTGGGTCGAGTTCGGCCAGGATCTCAAGGCTGTCGCCGTGGTAGATCGTGACGTGGTCGTCCTGGTAGTACGGGTCGGTCATATGGCCTTCAATGCGTTTTCAAGCGAAGCCAGGGCATCCTCGTGCGGAATCGACAGTTCTTTGCAGGATTGAAGCAAAACCGCCGCAATCTGCGGAATCTGGCCGGCACCAGGGGCACCGGCCTCTATGGCGTCCCAACGATCAGCGAGCCCTCGGCACGTTTCAACCGTCACCGGGTCGCCCTCGGCAGTCTCCAGGTACTTTTCGACAGCTTTACGGTGTCGGCCCATCTCACCATCTCCTCGACGTCACAGGCTTCGGCTT